GCATCTTGCGCAAGTTCGTCAGTGTATTGAGTCAAAGTAGTACTAATCACCCCCGTAGATTGAGTATAGACGATTGGGGAAGTTGCACTTAATAAGGCACGTACATTTGTTGCGCTTGCATACTTGTTTGTAGTGCCTTCGGATAGGTCGTCTGTTGTTCTTAAAGCACGATCATTTGAAACAGTCACATCCCATTGAGCGTAGACAGTACCGCTAATAGTTCTTCTAGTACATACAAGCTTATATTCCCCCGCCTTTGTGAGTACTACGGATTTCACGCCGTTCACTGTACCACTATCACCATAAACAATAAATTCGCCACCTGAAACACCGCTTGCATTTAAAGTAACTTGCCCCGTTCCACGAATACGAAGATAAGTGACTGCTCCAGTACCTTGAGTTACTGCTCGTGCTGGTACATTAACCGAGATATTTGTTGATCCATCATATATATAATAGATACCAGCTTGCATAGTAGTGCCTGCACCAATATTGGCAACGGCAACATTACCATTTGATAAACCGCTTTCTGTATTATCAATCACGGTGAAATCAGTTGCTTGAACAACACCATCACATACATCAGAAACAAACACAACCTGATCATTTGTAGTAAGAGAAACGCCCGCTAATGTACCACTTACGGAAACTTGATAGAAAAAGCCCTTTTTCGCACTTGTAAGGCTTGGTGCGTTTGTGGTCGCGTCATATGTACCTTGATAAACTAGTGTACCGCTTGCCCCTATATTTGCTTGAATACTAGCAATAGCACTATCAACATACTTTGAATTGGTGGCCTTTGTAGAATTGTCATTAGCAAGTAAATCAGGGACTATTGGGGACGATGAAAAAGTCTTAACCCCCGCAATAGTTTGATCAGTTGTCATACGAACGAAATCACTTGAATCAAGGCCATCAAGTAAATCGGCATCTAGTCCACTACCTGCCCCGTCAACAGTTTTGATCTTGGTAAGTACATCGCTTGCGGTGTAGCTTGTACTATCAAGTTTCCCCGCTAAAGCATTGTCAACATATGTAGTTGTGGCAAAGTTTAAAACGGTGCTTTCTAGTGTATCTACACGGGAATCAAGTGCATCTGTTAAACCTGTAACATATAGCTTGACTGTTGGGGCGTTTGGCGCTTTGCTTAGATCATCAATATCATTTGTTACGGAAGCACTTAAAGCCCTTGAATCAGTAAAATAAAGTTTACTTGCCTCACCTTGCGCCCCTTGCCCTTCTGAAACATCCCCGGTGTACAAAGTCACCGCCCCAATTTGGCCGTTTACACTAGATATGGGGGATGTTGAATTATAAAGAGCAATCCAACCAGGTGCATCCGAATCATAGATATAATTGCCATTATTGGCGGGGGTGGGATCATTGACCACGATAGCAACATCGCCCGTATTAATCCCCGTTAATGCGTCACGTTCTGCAATGGTTTGCACTACATAAGGCTTTGTAAGTGCAAGCGGTGGAATGTGATGATTGGGAATCAAGCCGTTGGCATCCAATTCAGCAACGCCATTAGCAACGCCCTTATCTGAGGTTCTAAGTAAATCAGCGGAATCGGTCAATTGTGTGCTAGCTGTGACGATTGTGGGCCTGTCCCTTAGTTCTGTATAGCTACCTGTAAAAGATGTTTCAACGCCTAAAGCACTAATGAAGTTTGATGAAGTAGAGAATACTTTTACAATACCACTTGAATATCCTGTACGCCCTACAATCACAACCCCGCTTGTTAAATTGGTTTGTAGTGTGTTTAATCCAGAACACTCTGAAACAAGAATTAAAAAGGGTGAGGCGACATTTGAAGGGATGATTCTTAGATTGTTTAGATTACATCGATTAAAGTAAATTGTGCAATTTGTGATATTAGAAATCAGTACATTTTGATTTGAAAATTCGCAATCGGTGAATGTCATAAATGTAGAACTTGTATCTGTCACCCCGTCAATTGTAAGACCTCCCAAAAATTGGACACTTTGGAAAATATGCCGTCCTTTTGTCCCTGTGATACTAGTAGCCCCCTCAATTTGTAGATTAGTAATGCGAACGCGTTCACTAGTTCCACCAATAGAGAGGCCACGCCCGCCCGCTAGTTCGCAAATTGTGTTGCCAGCATTGGGGCAAATAATCCCTAGATTTACTTTGTTTGTAATTTCCAAGGTTGCACCGCCAAAAGAACCAACGGACGCATAAATAACATTGCCTTGATCTGCTCCGATTTCTGTTAAAATGGTTTGGAAATCATTGATACCATCGTTCACATAATAAGAATTGCTATGTAAATGATGCGCTTCTACATCGTCCAATCTTAGATCAATTGCATTGTCTGCATTGGTTCTATTTGTAATTTCACTTTGTAAATCAGCTTCTAGTGCTCTAAGATCAACGCCTGCGTTCAATGTAAGAATGTCCGCTTGTAAATCATCAATATCAGATTCGGCGGTTGTTACTCGTGTAAATCTGTGATAGCTTGTGAAATAGTCAGAACTAGCATTGTTAAATCTTGTTTGAGTCCAATATAAATTAGTGCCTTCTGCAATGTTTGAAGTTGTTATCACAACATCCCCATTCACATCAGGGGAAACACCATTAACAGAATCAACAGTTCCTTGACCCATACCGCCGGGGATTTGTTCAATGGGTACTTTTCCCGTTGCGTCTAGTGTAGCAACGCCATTAGGTTGGCCTTTTTCGGTTTCAGGGATGCCGCCTTTATTCTTATACAAAGTTGCCATTTTATAAACCTCGTTCCCATGTGGTTAGTGTTGCGGTAACATCGCCCATATTATCATTGAATACAATTTTCACTTGATCAAATAAGGGGGCGTCTTTACCTGCAATCATGACAGTATCGTCTTGAGTTGCCCCTAAAATATGCGATTTGAACAAGGATTCACCGCATGGCAAGATATACACGTCAAAAGTACCAAGTCCCAAGCCACTACAAGAAACTTGTGCGTTTGAGGGGTAATCAGCAAAACTTGTACTTGTATTGCTTCGTTTAAAAATGACTTCGGTGGAAGAAGTCAGCTTTGTTGTCTTATAAAATGAACTCATAATTTTTACTCCTATCTTAGATCATATTAACTTAGTTATTACTTTTCATCATCAAAATCATTTACAAAATCCCAACTTGTCAAGATTTCATGTAAATCTTTGTTTTCTTGATCATTCAACCCGTTGACCGTGTTATCAAGATCATCTATGTATTCACGATCACCAAAACTAATGACATGTTGAAACCTTTCTTCTCTTAGTACACAGTGAGCAATCCATAAAGACATGACTGTATCATCGTGCTTTTCCCTACCTAAGCCCCAAAGTTCTTGAATCAATGGGTCGCTAAGCTCTTTATCAATTGTACTCCTGCTAGGAATGATCACTTTCCCATTCTCAAAAAGTACGGATAGAGAAGTAACACCATCCCATGGACTCGCCTTTTTTGCCCCCGTTGTCAAGTGAGGGCGCAAAGGCAAATCAGTAGTTTGTTTCAACCCTACATAGTGCAATTCACCAAACGCATTACGCTCAACAGCTACGGCGTAAACTTTGCCCCTAAAGCGTTCATATTCTCTTACTACGGCGTTTTTAAGTTCGCTTGTACTCATGCCCCGCTTTCTAAATAAACCTAGTAAATAGTGATCGCCCGTTCGTCTATCTCTTGCCCATGTAGTCCCAACGGTGAAATCGCTATCTTTTGATTCGGCATGTTGGGCGTTCTGTACTAGTGAAAAATCCCACCCTTGCACAATATCAAGTTGCTCAGCGTTAATATGCGCCGGGATTTCATAGAAACTTAGATTTCTTCCTCTCTCTTGTGCCTGTTGTAACCATTCCCATTTAAAAGCCGCCGCCGTATCGTCTTGAACCTGGTTTAAAAATTCCCTTGCAAACATTTGTGACCCTATGGTCATCCGCTCCTCCATAAGCATCTCAAAAGGCCTATGCTCTTTCCACAAGACGACGGGGTCACCTACAACTTTAACCCCTGTTATTCTTGCTTTCCCATTGATTTCTTTTGTTTCATATTCATAGCTTTCAGGCCATTTTATGATAGCGGGGTTCTCAAGTACCGACCATGTAGGATCAACTTTTAAATGCCCATAGAGATCATCATGATGCTTCCTTGTACCGATTACAATCATCAGCCCGCCGGGTTCTAACATTGGTTGAACAGTACCACGAAACCAACGCCGTGTTTTCTCTCTACTGGTTAAAGAGTAGACTGTGTCATCATCCTCCAAGTCATCCGCTAAGATAATATCAAAGTGCGCCCCTGTAATTGCGCCACCTGAACCAATCGCTTGAATCGTAGGATCAACGCTATGATTTTTTCTTTTTACATAGATTTGTCTTTGTGTCCAACTTTCCCCGCCACCTTCAAAAGGTAAACAACCCGCATCTAAATCACTTGCCCAATCTTCTATGATCTTTTCACTTTTAAGAAGTTCTTTAACGCGTGACATACGGCGTTCAGCTTGGGGGGCGCTTGCACAAATCCACAAGATACGAACATCCCTATTTAAACAAATTGCTCTTAGTGCGTATGTTACCGCCAGTTCTGTTTTACCATGAGAGCGGGGGGCAAGTAGTAGAATTCTATTTTTTCGCCGTTCTTTGATTGCTTGGTTGCGTTCATCCTCCAACCTTTTAAGCCAATCCGCTCTATGCTTTGCGTATTGCATACCACAATAATACACATCAAAGAATAAAGGCGAATGGGATGCAAGTAAACGCCGTTCTGTTGGTGTACTTGGTAAAATCATTTTAGGATTTGACATTTTACCCTCATTTGCCATACTTAACCACCTTTCACAAATACAGGATTATATCTATGCTATGTTATTTATTCATCTTATCACTATTTTCACATGATCAATCTGTTGCTTATTCAAAGAAATTAGGCGCTTCTTTTCAAGATCGATTAGAAACTTGTAGACTTGTGGTCAAAGAAGCAAAGGATCAAGCTGTTGATCCTATTTTAGCCGTTTCAATCGCTTTCCAAGAATCTAAATTTACAAAAAACGCCGTTGCCTTTGACGGTAAAGGCTTTGGGGCTATGCAGGCAACGCCCCGCCTATGGTGTGAAAAAAAGAAATTTGAAAATTGCGATTTAATTAAAGCGGGGGTAAAAGCATTAAGAACTTACTTAGAGTTACATGATTGGGACGAGTACAAAGCCATAAAAGCCTATGCCGGCAAAGGCAAAAAAGCCCATGAGTATGCTCTTAGGATTATGAGGATCAAGACAAAAACGAAAACACTACTAAAGGATTTGAACGATGAAAATCTTATTATCATTGAAAACTAATATTAAGGCGCTGAAGGAAGTTATCACAGTTGCTAAGAGAAAGAAAACCCCCGACTATTTAGCTTATGTTCAACTTGATTGCATTGTTGACGGTGGAAATAAATTTGTTCGTGCATCTAGTACAGACTTAGAAACTACGATTACTCATAGGCTTGTAGATTGTGATTTTGATAGTGATAGCTCTTTTAGTGTGTTGGTACTTGGTGAAGCCATTGCCAAGCTCCTAACAGCCTATAAAACCATTGAAATCCATGATACAAAGATCAAGGCAGGACAAGCAGAAATCACCCATCAAGTACTTGATTC